CAGAGCATGTGGCATTTCAATATAGAAAAGAGATAGAGAAAAATCTTGGCGTTTCTATGCCTAATCAAGAAAAACCATTACCAGAAGATGCGGAAGAAGAGTTGTCAAGAATAACTGCAGAAGCAGCAGAAAAGTTATTGAAATCTAATACAGCTGAAGCTCAACAAGCACAGGCACAAAGACAACAAGAAGACCCATTAACTCAAATTCAACAAAGAGAGCTTGCCATAAAAGAACAAGAGCTTGAACATAAGAAACAAATGGACATGGCTAAACTAGAACTGGAAGCTCAGAAAGCGATGATGAATGATAAAAATCAAACCGAAAGACTGGAGTCTGAAAACAAAAGAGAAGGTGCGAGACTTGGTGTTGCCCTTACAAAAAATTCTTCAGACGCTCAAATTCAATCTCAAAAGATTAAAAATGAAGCTGTCGCAGAAGGTACGAAGATTGCTGTAGACATAGCAAAAGATTTAGCAAATGAGTAAAAATGAAACTATATACACATACATTATCAAAAAAGTTCAGGAAGAAATAGATGTTGTCTCTGACTATCTTTCATCCGGCAGACCTAAAAACTTTGAGGAATATCAAAGACTTGTCGGTAAAATCGAAGGCTTGTCAATTTCCAAAGAACTGTTGCAGGAAGCTGAAAAACGATTTATTGAAGATTAGGGGTTTTCAAATAGTCAACACCTGTGTATATTTAAAGTAACGATATTTCAGACGATAGAGTCTGCAAGGTGACTGTGAACCTAAATCACTGCAAAAAGGACCAGAGATGTACTCTGCAGAAAAAATAGAACTAGACGAAGAAACTACTCGTAAATTACCTGAACCACAGGGTTACAAACTATTAATAGCAATACCAAAGTTAGAAGAAAAAACTATTGGTGGTGTTATTATTCCAGACAAATTAAAAGGAATGGAGCAAACAGCCTCTATTATAGGATTGGTCATAGCTTTGGGAAAAGCTGCATATAATGATGCAGATAAGTTTCCAGATGGACCATACTGTAAAGAAGGTGATTTTGTAATATTCAGATCATATTCTGGTACAAGGTTTAAACTCAGAGGTGAAGAATTTAGATTGATCAATGACGATACAGTTGAAGCTGTTGTTGATGATCCTAGAGAATATACGAGGGTGTAATGGAAAATACAGCAGAAAAAATAGAACAAGAAATTGATATGTCTAACGATCCTATAGAAATAGAAGAGATCAATGACACACCAGAAGCAGACAGAAAGCCTAAGAGAGCAGAAAACGTAGAGCCTCAAATACCAGATGATGATGAGGTATCTAAGTACTCAGGCGATGTGCAAAAAAGAATTAAACAGCTTAAATATGAGTATCATGAGGAAAGACGGCAGAAAGAAGAAGCTGCTAGAACTAAAGAAGAAGCAATTAGTGCTGCTTCTAAGCTCATGGAAGAAAATAAAAAATTAAGAAAAACCCTTGATGAGGGTGAGGGTGTTTTAGTTGAGCAGGCTAAAAGCAGAGTTCAAGCTCAGTTAGATCAGGCTAAACATAAATATAAAGAAGCATATGAGGCAGGCGACCCTGACAAATTAGTTGAAGCACAAGAAGAATTAAGTGCAGTACAAAACGAAAAGTTCAGAGTAGAAAGCTACAAGCCTCCTGTAAGAGCAGAAGAGCCTGATGTGTCTCCTCCACTCAATCAGGCTCCTGCACAGCCGCAAGTGCAAGCGCCTACTGGAAGAGATAAAGAATGGCTTGATTCTAATAGTGACTGGTTTCAAAAAGAGGGTCATGAGGATATGACAGGTTTCGCAATGGGCGTACACCAAAAACTAGTTAAAGCAGGAATTAACCCTAAACTAGATACAGAAGAATATTTTAAAAGAATTGATGATGCTATGGGAAAAGCTTTCCCAGATCATTTCCAAGACAAGCAGAATGTTGAGACAGAAGAGGTAGAAGCACCTCAACGACCTGCTGGTAACGTGGTTGCCCCTGTTAATAGAAGTGCAAAAAAACCACGCAAAGTGCAGCTAACCTCCACCCAGATAGGACTCGCTAAACGTCTGGGAGTTACACCTGAACAATATGCAGCGCAACTATTGAAGGAGTCAATATAATGGCTAATCGTGACCCACGCACACTTGAGACAAGAGATACATCAGAACGTAAGGTAACTTGGAAACGAGCTAATGCTTTACCAGACCCCGATCCACAAGAGGGAGTAGAATTCCGTTGGATTCGCACATCAACACTTGGTCAGAATGATAATACTAATGTTTCATCTAAATTTCGTGAAGGTTGGGAGCCAGTAAAACTAGAAGATCACCCAGAACTTAAAGTTTTACCAGATGTCGATTCCAAATTTAAGGGTAATGTAGAGGTTGGGGGACTGTTACTTTGCAGGAACTCAAAGGAAAACATGGATGCTCGAAGGGAATATCATCAGCAAAAAACTGCTAGTCAAATGGCAGCCGTTGATAATAATTACATGAGAGAGTCCGATCCACGTATGCCAGTACTCACACCAGAGAAAAGCACACGCAAATAAGAAATAAATTTTAACTTTTTTAAATGAAGGAGACAGTATATGTCCGCAACAGCAGCTCCTTTCGGTTTAAGACCAGTTGGAAACCTTGGTGGAACTTACAATAGTTCTTTTCGTCAATATCCAATACTGAGTACTGAATCAACAAGGATATGTTTCGGTGATGTTGTTAAGTTAACAGACGCCGGAAGTACTACCACTATCCAAAAAGATACTGGTACCACATCAGCTACACCCATTGGTATTTTCATGGGTTGTCGTTATACAGATATTAGCACAGGTCAAACACAATTCAGCCAAATTTGGTCGGGCACAGCTCACACCAATGGCATGGTTTATGTTGCTGACGATCCAAACATTTTGTTTGAGATTCAAGCAGATGGCAGTGTTAATGATGATGACATTGCAGCTAACGCAGCTTTAGTGCAAGGAACATCAAATGCAACTTTAGGTATTTCTAGAGTATCATTAGATATAAGCACTGCAGCAACTACAGCGGCTTTACCAATCAGAATTGTTGATTTCAGAGGTGGATTTGACGGTGATGAGAAAGGTACAGCTTTTCCTATAATGGTTTGTAAGTTTAATACAGGTCATCAACTTGGTATCGGTGTCGTTTCTGGCAACGCTCCATCAGCAGCTTAATAGGGAGATTGAACTATGGCTATTTCAAGAGCGCAACTCCTTAAAGAGTTGTTACCGGGTCTAAACGCCCTTTTCGGTCTAGAGTACCAAAAGTACGAAGACGAACATGCAGAAATCTATGACGTTGAAAATTCAGAGCGTAGCTTTGAAGAAGAAGTCAAATTGTCAGGATTTGGTGCAGCACCAATCAAGCAAGAGGGCGCAGCTATATCTTATGATACAGCTCAAGAGTCTTTCACTGCTAGATATAATCATGAAACTGTTGCAATGGGTTTCTCCATCACTGAAGAAGCGATGGAAGACAACTTGTATGACTCACTATCAGCGAGATATACAAAAGCATTAGCAAGAGCTATGGCTTATACAAAGCAAACAAAGGCAGCTTCATTGCTTAATACAGGTTTTGACACTTTCACAAGTGGTGACGGACAATTCCTATTTGATACAGATCATCCGACTGTAGCAGGTGGTAATAACCGTAACAGACCTACATCTGGTGCTGACTTGAATGAAACTTCATTAGAGCAAGCCGTTATTGATATTGCAGCTTTCGTAGACGAAAGAGGCTTATTGATTGCAGCTAGACCTAGAAAGTTAATCATTCCACCGGCATTAATGTTTGTTGCTACAAGAATTCTACAATCAGAATTAAGAGTAGCGACTGCAGACAATGACACAAATGCATTAAGATCAAATGGGTCAATCCCAGAAGGCTATTCTGTTAACCACTATTTAACAGACTCAGATGCTTTCTTTTTGACTACAGATGTTCCTAATGGAATGAAGATGTTCGTAAGAACACCTATGTCAACTGCAATGGATGGAGATTTCAACACAGGTAATGTAAGATACAAAGCCCGTGAGAGATATTCATTCGGTGTATCAGATCCATTAGGTATGTATGGATCACCGGGTGCATAAATAAATTAATATAGAGGGGCGTAAATCGCCCCTTTACTTTTTCCCTTAACAGTTACATTGTGTAACTGACACTTGCCACGATAAGGAGATTTACATGGCTAATACTACTTTTAACGGACCAGTCCGTTCCGAAAACGGATTTCAAATAGTTTCAAAAGATGCCACCACAGGCACCGTTACCACTGTAGCAAGCACTGCTTCAACTGGAATTGTAACTAATAAATTTACCAAACATGTTGGCTTTGCAACTGGAGTTACTGTAAATAGTACTGCAGGAGACAGTGCAGCTATTGGTGAATTCACCCAACCTGCAAACACAATCAT